GAACACTAGGCGAATGCCGAACCGCAGTCATCGACTGGAAGGGAATACGAGGGCCGGACCGAGCCAAACTTCTAGACGCTCTGAAGAAAATGAATGTCGAAATCGTGCGAGTTTAGTTCAAAGGTTTACGTATGGTAATGCATTTATATCCTTGCGGTATGTCTGTGGTATTGGTAATGGGTTACTATGGGCGGAGATTGGGCTAAGAGCTTTTTGGAGCTCAAGGAGAGGGAGGGTGTTTCACGTAATACGCTGATCCTCTATCGGTCAATCTGCAAGACCATCCGAAACCGCTACGACTTAGATTTGGCGATTTGCACGCCTCAACAGTTGGATGAAGCGTTCACTCGAATGCGCCGACAGATGAGTGATAACTACTATTGCCAATGCGTCATTGTCGCCAAATCGGTGCTGAAACACATCAACAGGAAGAAGTTTGCTAATCGTCTTGTCAAACCCAAACGCCCAGATAGGGCGACATTAATCAAAGAGCAATTGCTAAGTCCCGAAGAGAGGAAGCAGCTCATCGAAAAATCTCCCACGCCGCCGGATAGATTGCTGCTTGAATTGTTGGATGAGCTTGGTGCTAGGAGAGGCGAGTTAGCGAACCTGAAAATGAAGAGTGTGCAGTTCGATGAATATGGGGCCATCTTAACCTTGACTGGTAAAACGGGCACCAGGCGCAGAAGAGTCTACGCAGCCGTGCCGGATCTACGGGCCCACGTCAACAATCACCCAATGAGGGACAACCCGGAAGCTCCCCTGTTTCTGAGCTCGGCTGGCCAGGGCTATTCAGGGAACACGATATGGCGACGAGTTCGAGCTTTAGGGTTGAAAATTCTCAGTAGACCAATTCATCCCCATCAATTTCGTCACAGTCGGGCCACAGAGGACAGCCGTCACTTCACGGACAGAGAATTGATGCAGCTCTACGGTTGGCGGGATCCAAACACGGTGAGTGTCTACTCTCATCTCAGCATGAGAGACGTAGAGGACAAAGACCTAATGGTTCACGGATTCAAGTCGAAAGAAGAAATCCTACGCCCAATCAGTCAAGCTCGGAGATGTGGAAGGTGCGGGGGAGAGAATGCTCCCGTGGCCATGTATTGCGCTAAGTGCGGGGAGGTCTTGGCAACTCAAGATTTAGATAAGCTCATGGCGGATAGGAAGTTCATGGAACAGTTCGTGAACCATCCCACGTTTCAGGATACTTTAAGGAAAGCGTTGGCGGTGAAAGCATGAAAGAGGAAATGGGCCGAGACCTACTGAAAGCTCTACAGATCGCGTTCTATGCCATCGGCGCTTTCGTGTTCGTGATGTTCTTCACGTTTCAGTGGCTCCCACTGGCTTTGATATGGTCTTACGTAGTTGATTCGATTGCCCACGGAAACATGTCGATAGGTGTGCCTCTCTTCATGGCAGGCATTCCGCTGGCTTTATTTTCGGCAGGATTCTTCGCAGTAAGAACCGTTCAATTCATCGAGAAAATACCGAGAAAAAAGAGGGAAGTTTAGATGGGTTCGTTGCGTGAACTCAGGCTCCGGATGCTAGTGGCGGTGTCGTTAGCGGATTGTTGAGTTGCACGTAGCCTACTCGTATGAAGTATTGCACGGGTGGGCTAAAGTTCGGTGTGTCTGATTGGCCGAAATCTGCGTATGCTGAATCAGCTTGGTTTGACTTGCCTAGCGTCGTGACCTTGTAGGTTACGACGATATACCAGCCGCTTGTTGCGCTGAGATTCAAACCTGTCCAGACGTCCCAACGTCCAGCTTCAACATTGACGGTTTGAAATGCGTTCGCTTGGTAGAGCAGTCGAGTGTTCGAGTATTTGCTGTGACCTGCGCTGTCAAAGACCTGAACAGCAACCTCGATTTTTGCACCGTAGGAGTCGCCGACAAGTTGACCGCTAAGGTAGTGTCTGAGATCGATCTGGGTTATCGTTGTCGCTGCGTTGATGTTTGCTCGCAAAGTCGCAGTTGCATAGTATCCTTTGCCGCCAGCCACGTAGAGTCTGATGTCTGCTGGTTCGTAGAGGGATATTGCTCTGCATTGGGTTCCTGCATGAGTGCAGTCGGTTGTCGAGCTTGCGAATTTGTTCCAGCCATACCATGTTCCCCAGCCGAGACCTAAGCCGTATGCTTCGTAGACTTTGAGTGCCCAGATTGCCAGTGTTGTTGATTCACCAGAAACGACGACAGGTAGACCCGATTCGGGGCCCATTCTGATGAACCAGCCTAGTTGTTCTTCGACGCCCCAAAGTATTTCGAGTAAACCGTGTGTGCCAGTGTCTTTCCAAGTAACGTCGCTCGAATGATAGCCTGTGAAGAATCCGCCGTAAAGGTCAGGTCTGTCAAGTAGTCCATAGTCTACAGTATGGACGAGACGGTTTTTCACTTGAGCGCCGAGTAGAACCCATGCGGCTTGATCTGCATACGTCTTATACGTTGAATTGCTCGTGTAGTAGTAGAACATGGTTGCAGCAGCGAGGAAGTAGGCCGTGTTGTATTCTTGGTATCCCGGCACGCTGTAGGGAACTGTGCCCCCTACGAAGATGCACGTTGAGTCAGGGTGCGGGTTTGGGCCGCATCCGAGAGGATAGTTCGGGCCGCTAACCGAGCCCTCGACGCCTTTGCCGTCCCAATTCACCCCGTTAATGAGTGCTTGAACGGTTGGCCTATCGAAGCCGTAGGGGTTTTGGTTCATGAGCTGCATTGCTCGACTGAGCTGATAGAGTGGTGTATAGGGCAGAATCGAACCCGGGCCCGTTTGCCACTGTGTTTGAGTTGAAGCGCCAAGAATGCGAGACTTGTAAGCGTAGCCTGCATTCACGCCTCCGTTGGCTTGTGGGAACCAGTTCGCCCATGTTCCGTTGAAATAGACATACTCATCCCACCATGTTCGATCCCATTGCCCGAAGTTGTCGGGGAATGAGTTCGCAGTAGTCGAGCCGCCTTTGAAGAACATGGGGTCGTATATGTCTGTGCTGAATCCTTTGTCGCTCAAAAGTTGTTGTAGTTGCATTGCTTTCTGCCAGTCACCAGTAGCAGCGTAGATACTCTGTGCGAGCTGCTGCGAGTGGCGGTGGACATATCTTAGACTGTTCCAGCCGTATGCACCCGCAGGGCTTTGTATCGTGTTGGTGACGCCTTGCTGGTTGCCTGAGAAAACTAGCGTGCCTGCTAAGTAGACGCTCCATGTATGCCCGTCGTCAGGCGCATAGAGCAAATATGTTATGCTCACTTGAACTTGCGTGTCGCTCAACGCTGTGTAGGTGATGTTGAATTTCAGGTCGTCATGATTGTAGTCGTTTGTCACCAAGTTGACGTCTGTTCCAGTTTCAAAGTCAATCTCGTAGATTTGTCCGTTCGCTGAGCTTGAGGTTATCCCTGAGAACGTGTAGCCTTGACTGCCCGGCTGCTGATCGCCAGCCATGCGAACATAGCCGTCGTCTCGCTGAATGTAAATCGGGACAGCGCTGTGATCTCGAATAGCATAGTAGCCTGTGCTGCCGATTGGGGCATAGTGACGATTCATCCAGCTAATTCCGAGATTGATAGCGCTGTCAAGGTCTGCTTGGCTCGGTGGTTGCAGAACGTAGCCTACTCTCGTATAGAAGTAGGCAACTGTCGTCGAATAGGAATAGTTACCGTCGCAGTAGGTGACGGGTATTCTAGGCCAATCATACCAGTTGCAGTAGTATTCGACTGGCGAATTCCAGCTATAGTAGAGCCATGCCGTGTTGGTGTTGGGCGCAATCTGAAGCGTGTTCATTTCGATCATGAGCCAGTAGCGAGTTCCACTGGTCAGAGGGACAGACGCATTCAGAGATTCGTCTATCCACGAATTTACGACTGTGAAGTTGAAGGGATCGGTTGCTGCAAGGAATGTTCCTGCGGCTGGGTCGCCGTTGGGCAATATCGTGTTTGTGTAGAGCGCTAGAATGACTTGGGCGTCATACGTGTATGGCGAAATCGGAAGTTGAGCAGGGTATATTCCCAAGGTGTAGGCTGTTGTATTCGCTGCGGGTATGAATGAACCCGAGAGCATGACATGATTTTCAGGGTAGCTATACGTTGTGCCGCCGACATAATCATAGTCCGAGCCTTGAGCTGTTGTAGGCCCGTTGATTGTCGGAATTGTAGCGTTGCCATAAATTGACCTGTCCCCGACTGTCTGAAATCTCGGAACTTCTTGCGCTACCGCCCTTTGAGACACTAGACTTTGAAATTGAATTGTCAAGAAGACAAGAACTAAGGCGAATATCAGTTTCTTCAATTTCATGGTTTCGTCTCCTTCTTGTTGCGTTTCTCATTGGCCGTCGTGGCCTCGACCGCCCTTTACGGCGGTAAGTAAACGAATGGTAAAGGCTAGGTATTTGAATCACAGGGTAAGTATGTGGTAACGTAGGTGTATGAAACTAATCGAGAGCTCACGCTAAGGTGAATCCATTCCTCACGGAGAGGCGGGAAGAATTAGTCAGGAGAATTGTTCGTCTATAGCGCGGCAATCCAGTAGACGGTGACACCGGAGCGAAGGGTAGGCTGGGGCACCTGAGTTATGGCATGTTTGTGATCTGCGCTCTGTCCATCCGTTGTGAAGGTTCCAATCCCGTGAACATGCGTCCCTGCTGGGTCGGTTTGGACTGCAAGCTGATTGGTGCTTAACGGAATTGTGTGCACGTGGTCGGGAGTTGACTGAGTATTCTGACCGCCCCAATGATGCGTGTGACCCGTATCTTCAATATCCGTCTTGACTGTTCCAGCAGCATTCGGAATTCCCACGACAATTATGACGACTTGCGTAACTGAGAGCGAGACGACTTGGCATTCGAGCATGTCAGTTCCACCGCCGCCTGCGATAGCGCCAATATCGGGAACCGACGAGAATGCGGGGTTGAAAGTCACGGTGATCTTACCGTTGACATCTGTTACCGCGTTCCCATGTTGAAGTCGAGAGGGGGCGGTGCCTCCCCCGCCTGTGCCTCCGAATCCTCCCCCACCGAATCCTAATCCGCCTCGGGATGAGAGCGCCCTGTAGAGTTCATCGATTTGTTCCTGTAGCTGCTGAAGAACTCGACCAGGTGCAGGCGGGGTTTGTGTTCTGAATTTTGCCATGTTATGTTTGCTCCCACGCCTTCAAGCCTATTTCCCAACCGGGGCCTTTCTCGAAATTGTAGTCTAGTTCCCGTATGACGAGGCTTTTTCCTTCGCTTGTGACTGTGTAGCCTGCCTGCAAGTCGTTGCGACCCAGATTCTTCAGCTCGTAGTATTGCTGCGGGTTCTGCATGTTCTCTAAGATTGCCTGAGCATAGAGAGCGAGCAGTTTGTAGTCTGACAGGTGGGTGGCTTGAACGATTTGAGTGCGTCGAGTGTTCGGGGTTGGCGGTGACAAGGCTTTGTTTGCGATTAGAGGCTTGAAGAATCTGAAACCGTCGAACCAGAGATTCAACGTGCCGATGCCGTTAATGTAGGCCACGTAACGAATTTCTTTCACGCCTGACCAGTCGAAGAAATCCACGCCTGATGTCGTGATCTTGTAGCCTGCTGACGGGCCGAAGGGGAAGCTGACAGGAACCCAAACAGGATTCAACCAGTTCGAGAACGGGCCTCCCGGGTCTATGTGCACTTGCTGGCTTTGGCAAAGTGTGTCGTTGACGTCTCGCACTTCAATGAGATGGTCAAAGGGCGTGTCGGTTCGGATGAAGTAGCCTATGCCGTTGATCTCACCCATAGTTTCTGAGACACTTACTTCGTTGTAGACGTTCAAGTAACCCCAAGGATTCTGAGCAGCAAATTTCGAGCCGCCGGGGGGGTAGGGTGCACCGAATGGGAAGGGCATGATCCAATACCAGCGGAGAACCCCGGTAGGATTGCTTGCGACGACGCCTGAAATTTTAATGCTCCAAGAACCTATGACGAAGTTGCCTGCTGTGTTGTCGTTACTGAGAGTGATAGAGCTTATTCCTCCGCCTGTGGGACCTGATTGATAGTCACTGGCATTCTGTTCAGTCCAAGGATCTGCTCGACTAGCTTGCCAGCCTGGTTGCATCTGTAGCGGGATCATTCCGGCGCCGTTTTGGCCCCAAGCGAAAACATCATTCTTGACAGGAAGCGAATCTATGTGGTAGTCTCTGATTTTGATTTCAGGATCCCCAATGCTGCCCAGATTGATGCTTGTTGAGCGTGTGCCTACAGGTTCGAAAAAGAAATTGTCGAACGGGTCAACATAGAAATCGTAGAATGTGTTGAGGCCGCCGAGAGCTACAGGGGCCCCAAGCTGGTCTGCGACTTCCCCGAGCATTGACCAGAGAGATTTACGTTTCCATTGAAAACTCATATTCAACGTGCCGGGGGCCGGAAGAATTGAACCAATGCCAATAGTTGGGTCTGCGGGATACTTCAGGGAATTGTAGGTGCTGATGATCTGTGAAACAATATTGTTCACGTCTGAATTGACGAAGTGGAGGCTGGCTACGATGTCTTGAAGTGCTCCATTATCATCTCGACCTGTCAGCTTCACAGATTTGGCGTCTTGTGCTTTATCCACATGCCGAATAGGCTTGTCCACTCTACCCTTGAAGACCCTAGTTCCGTCAAGCGTGATGATTACAGGGTCGTTCCATTGGATATTGTAGACTCCACCTGCCCCACCACTCCAACGGTCAAACCTGTCGTCTACATGAAGCTCGAAGTCGCCGATCATGTTTGTAATAGCGGTTCTAGCAGTCGTCTTGAAAGTGTCCTGCCATGCTTCATTGCCTGCAATGAGCACCGAGAACGAGGGCGCATATCGTGTCAAATATGTCGGCCTACTTTCTCAGTCACGAATACGGCGTCTTTACATTCTTGCTGATGCTTCGTCATCAGGCGGTCGTATGTTGGCTTGTCTTTCTGGTATTCGTCGTAGGCTACACTGAAAATTTCGCTACCGCACTTGCGGCACGCGACTTTGATGTTTTGAATTTGAAAGCTCATGTCTGATGGAACTCCACGAAAGTAGCTGCGACATGAAACCACTTGGCTGTTCCGGGTCTAGGCTTCCAAGACAGGTTCTTGAGGGCAAGCGGCTGAATATCGTAGAGCGTGGCCCCGTCTCGTGCAGTCATGATGATGTGAATGCGACCTGAAGGATGCGCTGCTGTGAATTGAGTGAGAGCCGCCCATGCCTCTAGTTGGTCTTTGATGTTCTGCTGGCAGATCCCGCCGAATTTGAATTCTCGACTGTAGGCTCCCATGTCTTGACCGATGTCGTTGCCTGCCGTGGGAATTTGATGTTGAACTATTGCTCTCTTCCAGTCCCGGCCCTGATCTCCGAAAGGGGGGCTATCGGTTTCTGAACCGCCCGAGTCAGCCTGTGTCAGAGTTACGCCTATTCCAGTTTCAAGATCTGTGATTGTTAAAGTCGCATTCGCCAATTGTCAGTCTTACCTTCGATAGCGGCGAGTCTGTTCATACCATAATGTACCCATGTCCTGCATGGTTTCCTTAACGTCACGTTTGGTACTCATCTTCGTGTCATACATGTTGATGTTCACAGTCTCCATCGCGGGACCACCCCCAACAGCACCGCCCATTCCTCCGCCGCCTCCGAAACCACCGCCTAAAGCGAAGCCAGCTAGGCCAGCGGCTAGGAGGCCGAGTCCAATGAGAACCCATCCAATCGGGCCGAGCGCAGCGTTCACAGCCATGAAGGACGCGGCGAGTCCATAATTGGCTGCGGTTGCGGCTACCGCTGTTCCTGTATATCCGGCTGTTCCAGTTGTGGTCGCCGCCGTAGCCGCTGCATTCTCAACTTCGGTGGCCGTCAAGACTTTGGTTGCTGCCGCTAGAAGCCATTTCACTGCTGCTGCAGCTCGCGTAACCGCACCTAAAATCTGTATGCCTCTGATAACAGCATCAATAGCGGCATTATGGATTCCGAGGTCACGCGTGACTATCCCTAGAGTCATACCTAGCACACTAATATTCCGACCGACACTCCTCAACGCAGGACTCGCGCGATCATCGGCCTCAATATCGATTTGTCCGATGAGCTAGTTTCCTAAACTCATCTTAAGACTTCTTCAGGCGCTTCGGCCAATGGCTACACCATCCATTGCTGAAACTATTTTCGCAATGCATCCCTCCAAGTTCTCTTTAATTTCGTGCTCAGGAAGTCGCAGTATTCGGTAACCGGCTTCTCTCAATCGTTTTGATTGCCAAGCGTCACGATGTCTTTGCTCTGGTCGAGTATGCCAGTAATCACCGTCACAAAAAATGACTAAATCTGATTTTGGAATCAGAAAGTCGGGTCTGCAAATTCCTCTGATGACTGGCTGGCTACGTTGTCGGTTAAGTTCTGGCGCGTATCTACCATCAGGAGCCTCTGCCATGTTTCTAGCTTCCTCCGAATGCTTTCGACATGCGCTTGTTCCTTTCGTTCAAGTATAGGCTCAGAAAAGTGATTTCTCGTCTGCTCAAATCTCCGACTTCGCTGGGTGTTCGACTTAGGAATTCGCAGAGTTCCCCAAGCCTGTAGCCTTCACTCGCTTCCGCGAAATTTCGCAAGCTCCTGAATTTCTTGCTCATCTGGGACGGATGCTTTGATTATGCCTATCAGTAGGGCCGCTCTGATTTTCTGGTTTCCCATTTCAGCGAGTTTCTCTTTCGGGATGTCTGTTGCTTTTGATATGAATTCATCCCAGAGGGCGCTTAGCTTGTCATCTTCTTCAGGTGTCAGCTCGACTTGTTCGGGGCCTTTGGCTGTCGCAAGCTGCGGGTTAATCTGTCGGAGTCGCTTGCGGTATTCGCTGATTTCACGGTCTTTGAGCATTCTAGCCTTAACATCTAGGAATCGAGCTCGGTTGGAAGGATCTCTTACCCGTATGGTGACAAGATTCTTTGAGAAGGCTGTTAGCTGCTGCCATTCATTCTCGACTGTTCGCTCATCGAGCTCCATCGCCTTAAGCAGTTTCTCAGGAATCTTTCCTTTTTCTTGACTCATTGTCACCCCTTCCAAATCAACTCTTCAAGGCCTCCCGGACTCCATCGCGAATTGCTTGAACAATGTTGGCCATGTTATCTTTCTTGGCTCGGTGCAAGATGAATAACGGCGGGGTTCCTGGGTGCATGACGTATTTCGCAAAGACAGTTTCGCCGTCAGCTTCGAATTTGAGTGCTTTAGCGGTTCGGGGTGTAATGAAGTGTGGGGCGCTACCGAATTCTATGATGGCTGCGTATTCTGCGCCTGCCGCTATGCTGAATTGGAGTGGGCCATCCTGCTCGACATGTATGCTGTTCGCGTAGTTGCCTGTTTTGACCGGAGCTATGCTTCTGGCGTAGTCAGCGATCATCTCGCAGACTTCTCGAAGTTTCACGCTCACAGCATCCACTAGGGCTTCCGAGGCGTGTTCGAAGTAGTCGGTGGCCTCTTGAACGCCGAGGACTTCGATTGAGATGCTCAAGACTATACAACGCTCGGATAGCCTGTCATGATGCCTTTCAAGGTGGCTTTGACTACTCCGTCAGCGTTCGCTGGGCCTTGGCGTTCGAATTCAACGGCTTTGATGCTTGCAGTTTCCAGCTTTGTTCCAGGGACGGTTGATGTGTCGCTGTCAGCGCTCACCACTGTGTAGACTTGATCTAGGTTGCCTATGCTGACGATGGCTGCCCAATTGTCGTCGGTCACGTAGATGGCTTCACAGTTAACTTCTCCGTGAAAGACGCCGTGCAGAACGCGAGGTATGTTGGTTCCGCATACAGCTTCCTCATGCGCTTTCGGTCCCCACTTGAAGTACCAGTTTTTACCAGCAGCCATGAGGACGCCTGCTACGGTTAGGGTTGCGAGTCTTGCTACAGCTTCCTTGCCCGCTAATCCTACCATTTCTTTCTCACCTGCCTATGGGTTTGTTGCTCCCCAAACTGTTCCTGCAATGTTGATGTTCGTTTGAGCCGCAGTTGTCAACGTAGCCACGTTGCCAGCGATTGTGAAGGTCAGCGCGGTTCCGTCAAGAGTCTTGAGTCCGACAATGGTTGTTATTGAGTTCAGGTCGGCGAAGGTGATTGTGTCATTGGTGTTTAGGCCGGTGGCTAGGAAGTGTTCCCATCGTGCCTTCAAAGCCGAACTGACAATGGTTGGAGTTACGTTCACCATTACTTCTTACCTGCTCCTTGGTCTAGTTGTTCCTGTGAAACTTCGCCTTCGGCGGTTAGGTGAATGATGCCTGCTGAGCCGCTGAATCGGGCGTACTGAATGATGCCCTTGTATTTCTCAACAAGCGCCTTCAGATCGGCGTAAACCTGTTGCTCAGTTCTGTCATCGCCTGAGCCGCCTATGGCTATGCTGAAAGGCAATCTGTTCTCACCACCCTTACCTTCGTGTTACCTCAACTTTACTCTTACTGTGCTCCCATCGTCGTGTTGAATTCGTAGATCAAGAAATTGTAGGCCATTCTGGTGAGTGGTGCGGAAGGGTAGCCGTCATGAATGAGAGAGTGTCCTAACCAGCCTTGTCCCAAGTAAATTGCTGAGAACATGATTTCTTCAATGCGACGCTTCAAACCGTCAACTAGATCTCGAGCTGTCTGCCCTTGGCCTTCAACAACTTTGCCGACAATATCGATCTTAACGTATTGTCGTTGCTGTCCAGCTAGGCCGCCTGCATTCCATTCGAACTTCTGAGTTCGCTGCTTCGAGATGGCGATCCTAACGTTACCTTCTCCACCGGCAGGCGTTGTAGCTAAAACTCTACGGTTGAGCACTTTGTCAACGATGAGGCCCTTAGTGGATTTGATTACAGAGTCATTGGAAATTGTTCCAAAGACCATTCCGACCACATCAGGGTGGACTCTGAAACTCATACGACTCCCCATCTTCTCTTGCGGAAAAGTTCAAGCGTCGCGTCCACATCTCCCTGTAGCTCATCCAACACGTGAGCGTATGGTCCACCGCCGCCTTGGGCTCCGCGAGCTGCGAATGATTCGGACATACCAGCGACGGCGACGGTTGCTGCTCCCTGCGAATCCGATGTGCCTTTCTTCTTCAGCAGCTCGATGACAACCATCTTCATGCAGGCGTCTCTGATGCCTTCAGGCGGCACCTGATAGCCATACGTGTAGGTTATGGCAATGTTCGCGATGCCTCTGCCGAAGTGCGTGGAGTAATCGTAGGGTACACCTGCGCTGGGCTGAGGATAGTATGGGGTTAAGAGCGGCTGCCATCCTGCGCCGATTCCCGCCAAGGGACTGGCCAGGTTTGGGATGGCTGGGGATGGTAGAGTTATGAAACCGTTCACGGACTCAATGATGAGTTCCGTTGCGAAGTTTGAATCAGTGCTCTTGATGTCTGCGACAAGTTGATTGTTAGGATTGTAAATTTGCACTTCCTGAACTGAAATGATTGGATAGTTGTCCAAGACTAGCTTCTGCTGGCCTACCCCATTATACCGCTCCGTGACTGTGACAACATCGAAACGTCTCCTAGTGGCTCTGTCAATCTCATTCGCCGATCTGAGGATGAGGTCGCGTATTTCCTCATCAGTTGTCACAACTGACACGTCAATGGTTGTGAGATATTTTGTGACTTCGCTCACGGAAGAATAGTAGCGGCCGAAGCCGATCGCGTCGAAAGGTAGGCTGCTAAGCAGTTTTCCGACTTGAAGGATCTGAATTTGTGCTGGTCCCAGCTTCCCAGGATCAATCCCGTAGCTTTTCACGTAGACGGTTTTCTGGACGCTAGGCGCAAGGTTCCCAAGATTCAACGTGGCCGTGAATGTTACGCCATCTAAGCTGAGCAGGTCGCTACCCTGCGCTGTAAGAACCGTGTTCTGCAAAGTGTCTGTGCCAATATTCTGTAACGTGAACTGGAAGGTGTTGGGGGTTGCGTAGGCGGGCCGTGAATATCGACTGTAAAGCTGAAGGGATTCACCTACGGCGAGTGCTGGGAGAAGTAGCTTGTTAGCCCAACGGAATGTGTCAGCACTTAGCTGAAGCCACCCGTTCAAGAGAACCGGAGAGATCTCCGCCGGGTCCTCTGTGAGAACTGAGAGAGGGCTGACTCCGAGATACTGCGTTTCAGGTAGGCCTGTGGAAAGCCGCGTGAACGCCATCGTTACGATGCTTCTGTTGCTGAGCTGGGAAGCGTCACCTGAACCAACACCAGCCTCAAGAACCTGCACACCCAAATTATCCAGCAGACCAGTTCCAATGTTCTTCAGTATGAAAGTGCGATAGCCAGGGCTGACTACATCCTGTTTCAACGCGCTTAGAACTAGGCCTGCTTGATCCTGAATTTGTAGGCTTATTGGCTTTGCACCTTCTTACGGGTCACGTAGATTACGCCAACCACAACTGCGCTCACAGCACCCACGGCCCCGATGATTAGAGGAAGATTCGGTCCCACAGGGTTGTTCGGGTTAATGATGATGAATTTACCTGCACCTGAACCTGTCAACGTGACTGTGACCGTTAGGAATGGAGCAGACCATGACGGGGTTCCTGAACCCGTGATGAATGCGACTGTGGGTTGAACGTCTCGACTGTAAACTTTCACCGTGGCCGATCCGCCACTGCTTGGGCCCTGGAGAGTTATTGTCATGTTGCCGCCGTTCGTGTTGTAGGTTAACCCCGTCAACGTAGCGCCTGTGACTTTCTCAACGTAGACCCCTACAGTATGATTGAAGGTTAGCTGCTTCCAGATCGCAAGGCCAAGCATCCCAACAGGTTGTGTTTCAGTATTCGATTGTCCGGTTAGATCACTCGCATAGCGAGCGTCTATGGCTATTCCAACAGACTGTGAGTAACTCATCTTCCAAATGTTAGAGACCGCGCTGAGAACTGCGGTGTTATTGTAGAGGAAGAGTGATCCTGTGCCTTCGAAAGTTGAACCTAGAATGAAACCGTAGGTCATTTCTGAGGCTCGGAATACGTTCTGAGGATGATTTGAGAAAGCGCTGCTGCATGAACCGTCGGTGTTCGCAACGTAGACGCTTGGGAGAAATTGAGTGCACGAGCTCACAGTGTTCGGCCAAGATGTCTTTGTGTCTGCTGTGAAACCTTGATTGGTCTTGATAGCGCTCAGGATGCCGTGAGCTGCGGTTTGGTAGCTGCGTTGACCTGTCACGAAGTAGAGCTTCAATAGGAGAGCGTAAGCCCAACCGTTTTCTTCAAGTGCATACGGCAAACCGCCATAGTTAGCGCTCGCAGGGTTGACATCAAGTTTCTGCAAGACGGTGACCTGGGCCATGTTCTCGGCTTCGGTGAGATATGTTGAGTTTGAACTGTCCAGAATCAAGCCTGCTAACGCGAATGTGTAGGCACTCCTGAAGTAAAGAACGGGTGCATGGCTTGGGTTCTCAGGTATCCATGTTGGTGCTAGTCGATAGTCTACGTCGTTCTTGTAGAAATTCCAGAGAGCTTTCGCTCGTGTGAGAATTTGCTGGTCGTGGGTGAGTTGTCCGTATTGAGCGAGTGCTAGAAGTATCAAACCCCATGAACCTGGCATGGCTAGAGTCCACCCGTCAGGAATCACTAAGTCGTTCTGGTTCAGGATTGCAGGGGCAGACGACCAATCGGTCTTATCCATAGGTGTCGCTAGAAAGACCGCTGAGCTGGTTGAGGTTGAAGCAGGCACTACAACGTTCGCTTTGTTTGCGGTGTATTGTAGACTGTGGCCGAAATCATATGTGTATCTGATTTTCGAGAGCTGCGTATTCAGCATGGAGACCTCATAGCCTTTGTCTGCGAATTCCGGTGTCTGAAAGCCCGTAAAGAGCGTCGAGACGGGTTGGGATCCACTACTCCAAAGCGTGACATTCACGCCTCTGTAGAGCAGAACAGGATTCGGCGAAGTCACTGAACCGTCTGCTAGTTTCTGCCAGTAGAAATATGGCACGTAGGGGATATAGTGGTCGTTCGATGCAAAGGCAAGCGTCATGTTCGAGACAACTATGTTGCCGCCTGAACCGTTTGTAACATACATGCTGATGGTTGCGTAGGGACGCCAAAGCGTTATCGTCGTGTCAACGGTCAGAGTCACGCCTGAAATCAAGCCGAGAGGGTCTATGAGAGTCACGACACGTCGAATGGTGTAGTTCGCCCGTTCTGCTGCAATACCCTGCGTAGGAATATTCTCAATCAGAGTGAGCGCTAAAGTCGTAGATGGTGAGCTTCCGCCTATTCCGACTCGTCTCAGGTGGCTTGTATCGTTCCCGAACCAGACTTCAGTTGGAGCAATGTCAACTGTGAAAGGCGAATTTATGTCAAGCGGGGTCTGAGTGCTTCCGGTCTTGTTCGCCCAGACAGGGCCTAATGTGACTGCTCTCTCGTAAACTCGGGTTCCTTCAAGTGCGCTACCGTTGACGACTGCGATCATGAAGTTTGTTGCGTAATAGTTCACGTCAAGAATGCTACCTGTGGGCACGCTGCGATAGAGGCGACTGTCTACATGGCGACCTACTAGGAAGCTGCCTTGCGGAACGTCAAGATGGTTTCTCATGATAAAGTCGCTGGCTGTCGATCTCAGAGTCAAGTCTTGAAGTTCGTTCGCTGCGAACAATATCTTGCCCTGATCATCAGCCCAATAATTGTAGTAATCCCCGCCTGTCGTGTCAAGAATTGGGAAGGCTCTGTAACCTGTCCAGAGAGACGTTGAGATGTGTGTCTGAGTAACCGTATTCTTGAGCGTGTTCAAGTAGGCGATGTAGCTTTGTGTGTCTCCGTTTGAGAGAATTGGGTTCTGGATTGGAGCGTGAACTGAAGGAATCAGAGCCAAGCCCAAGAGCAGTATGATGATTAAGGCTCTTTTCATCATGGGCACCCTTACCAATGGGTTACAGTATGATAATTTAGGGTTTCTGTTCCAGTCGAACCTAGAGGGCTTAGCGGCCATCTTCACTGTATTCCACGACTAAACAGGTTCCTCAGCCCATTCAATGGTCGCTGCGAGATCCGCTGATGTAGCATCCTTGTCCAAGTTTAGGAGTAGAGACTTTCCTGCTTCAAGGATGAGGCTGTCCTCGAAGTCAATCAGGATCATTGAGGTTCCTGTTGCAGCGAATGGAATGGTGAACATGACGGTTTTGCCTGTCACTCCGCCGACGTCGCTTTTGACGGTGGCTGTGGAGGTTTGGCCTTGCCCGACGTATTTGTTTGATTTGATGACATCGGTGCCTGTGATGGTTCCTGTTACGCTGTGGCCGATGTAGAGGGTGCCTGTGCCAGCGGTGAAGGCGAAGATGATTCTCTTGATTCGGCAGCGTTTCCCTGAGCCGACTAGGAAGTACATGAAGTCAGCTCCGCCACCGAGAGTCTTCTTGCCAGTCGTGGCGACGAATGCGAAACCGCGCTCCGCGTATTCTTCATGTCGCGGTATTGCGATTACTCTTGGTCCTCTACTTGACATTCTGATTTACCTTTTCCTTTTGGGCGTAAAGCCCCGGAATATTCGGGAAGAAAGCGGGGAATGATTTACTGAGCCTAGAATTGCGGTGGCTCGGTGTATTCTACGAGTGCGCCTTTGAAGTCCAGAACTGTTGTGGCGGCTGCGGGGAAGTCCACTTCTAAGTGAACCCATTGGCCGTCCTGAATGTAAACGTCTACGCTGGGCGTCACTATGCATGTGTGATCTCCAACGGCGAGACTTGTGGCATCTGAGATGTCTTTGGTTGAGGCAACGTTCGCGCTTGAAACAGCGGTTCCATCGGCAGGCAGCGTTCCTCTTTGAAGTCGGAAAACAATGGCTGACGATAGCGCTGCGGTTCCAACAGTGTAGTAGAAACGTATCCGGTTCACTTTCAGTTTTGAACCGGGCCGAATCCTGCTTTGCATTTCAAGAGGTATGACGGCTGTTGAGGTTTGGGCTGCGGCTGTCTTTCGCATGAAAGCGACGGCTGACACAAGCGTTGCTGTCCATGTGCCTGTGAAGAACAGGCAGGCGAATGCGTGTATGAAGAATCTGGCTCCACGAACAAAGCCTGGCAAGATGGGTCAGCTCCTTTAGGCGAGGCCGTATATGCGGCCCATCTTCGACGTGGCGTTCGTTGAGACCGGGTTCGTGTTGTACGTGTAGCTTGGCGGGTTCGAGTCCGTCTTATCGATTAGGACGGCGAACTTGTTGATGACGAACGGTTGCTGTATGCTCACCTTAGCAAGCATCTGCATTGTGCTGTCCAGTAGTAGGCGCTGTGCGAGGAACTTGGTGTCCAAGAAGATGATTTCTCTTGATCCGGCTGTGGTGGGCATGAACTTGCTGCCTATGATTGGTGCAACACCGTAAGGTGTAGCCCAGGCGAGTGCTTTGAGTCCCCAAGCGATTTCGGTCTCGGGGTTCATGTAGCGCACTAGGGACATCATAAGTTGCTTCATTTTCTGCCATGTCACCAAGTCCGTTACGATCAGGTTCGGCTTCACGTTGAGCTGAACCATCTGCGCGAGCATGTTGTCTATGTCTGAGTCTGTGGCATCTGCGCCGTTCAGGTTCGATTGGAGTGCTGCGTAGGTTCCGGATGAACCTATGATTCCAGCTCGTATGCCGTTGAATCCTACGTTGCTTGGTCCACCGCTGTTGAAGGCTGATTCAAGTGTGGTTCCACCGTTGAGCAGTTCGTTCTCCCAAGACTCGTTGAGGCTCCATGTTTTGTTGCGTATTTCGATGGCTCTTGCGTCACGGGTTGGGTACTGGCTTGCCATTGCTGCAAGGCCGAAGTCAGTCCATCCACCCCACGCAGTCCAAATGGCTAATGTTTTGCTGGCGTTCACGTAGGTGTCGCTGGCCGGTGTCTGCGCTGCGATGGTTTCTTGGGCTCCGAACGCGTTGCCTCGGGCTGAGAGCACATCGTAGTTGGCGACTTTGCCTCTGGCGGTTTCTTGGGCGATAAGCTCCATGAGTGGAGTTTCTCGACGGGTGGTGTCTATGATCTCTTGGTCCGTGGTCGTGTGAACGATGGCGCTGGTTGAATCCAAGAAGCCTTTCGTTCGCAAGCTGCGAACACGCATCTTCTTCCGGATCCATCCGAGGTACATGTTTCGGAAGTCTTTGCCTAGTTCACCGTTATCCTTCAAGCCTTCGTAGATCACGGTGCCTTCTGGGAAGGCTGCTAGTCCTACTAGGCCTGCGAGTAGTTCTGCTGGTGCGGCTCCGCCTGTTGGTGTGAGATATTTCTGGTCTACTGTGCTGTAGTATTCGCGGGGGGCTACTCCTGCTCCCGCTGCGGTTCTTGGCATTGTTTCGGGGTCAACTAATTTCAAGTGGCTTGACATCTCTCTATTGTCCTCCTGCTTCGATGACTGCGAGCTGCGAGTCTAGGCTGCCATCGTCCTGCTGGATGGCTTGCATTCTGCGAACGCTCTCCGGCACAGGTCCAGCGTGCTCCGCGTAACCTTTCCGGACAACGATCTTCTTCTGAACAGTTTCGTCAACCACTTTCCTGACAAGCCCTTTGACGTAGCGTTGCAGGCTTTTGACGCCGACGGGTTCTCCGCCAACTTCCTGGCTGTCCGCTTCCTCAGTGTCCTCATCGTCAGTTGCGAAGGTGCTGATGAAACGTTGTGGGCGTGGCTTCAACTTGCCCGGTTTGACTTCAGGCGGCTTCTGCTCATCGGTTATCGTTGTGAAATCTTCGTAGACACCTAACGTTTCAGGGGTGTCCTCGTCGATTCCTTTCGTCTCGACGCCTACCGCTTTCGCGATGGCTTTCAGGAATGCAGTGTGTCGTTGTGCTTGGGATCGTAGGTGAAGTTCGTTGCCGTACAGGGTGTTCATGCCTTTGTTGATGGCTTTGCTGCTATCGCTGAGATACTTCTCGATTCGGTTGATGCGTTTGATGGCGGCGCGGCCTTTTTCGAGGGCGGGATCTCCCCATTCACCTATCGCGGTTGTAGCCCTCTCGGGCGCTACGTAACCGGTTTCCCGATCGTAGTCCTTACGCGAGTAGGGAAATTCTGGTGTCCCGTCATCGTCGTCGCTCTCCGATTCAGCTTCAGCTTCAGGCTCACCTTCCGGTTCGGGTTCCGCTTCTTTGAGTCGTTTCCGTGCTGGCTCAGGTTCAGGTTCCGCTTCCGGCTCTGCTTCAAGCTCCGGCTCTAGTTCTGGTTCGAGTTCTGGTTCTGGTTCGTTTTCGGGTTCCGCTTCCTTTCTCTTTGGCATTTTCATTTCTCCTTTTTCGATTACGGTTTGTCCAAACCCAGCCACGCTTTTGACGCGGATGGGCAAGAACCGTGAAGAATTTGCGAACGCCTTCTCGTACACACGAGTAATCGTGGCCACTTCATTCGCTGGCGCTCGCACTAGGCTAGTGGCAAAATACTTGATTGATGAGATGGTGTTGACGACTTTTTGGCCAATCCATTTGTGGGCTTGTTGGATTGGTATGAATTCCATGCTGAACGCGTTGTAGAATCCCTTGTTCAGCTCGTAGGCAACTTGAGTGAATTTCGGATGAGCTCTATTGACGAGCATTCGAGCCCAAAGCGCAGGTAGACCGGCAACTTTCAGAATCTTGGCTTCAATGAATTTTCCAATCGGGGGCGTGCCTTGATTCTCAATGGGTTTAGCGTATGGTGATTCGTGGTCTAGCCAGACAAGATTGTGGGGTGCCATCGTCATGGCTTGCTTAGCTTCAGCCATCGCTGAGGGTTCTAACACGTCTCCTTGCAGGTCTTTGATTGGTGCTGAAACGAATCCTTCAACGATCAAGTCGCCCTTCTGGACATCGCCGAAGGATTTGGTTGCGACCTTAACCTCGAAGGGCATGAACAATGAGTAACGTTTGATTTTCAGCGGCAGAACAATTGGGTGCCCGTAGAATTGCTTCTGTTGCTGGTAAGCTAGAAAATGGTCATGTGACATGTTTGCGTGAGCATCGTCGCAGGATTGGCCTGGGTGGTCTTTGACTTTCTCCATTTCAGGGTGAAGTTTGCCTTTCCCTTCAACAACATCGCCCAAGTCAACGTATGTAGGCTCTTCTCCAGCGTCCTCATAGAATGGGCGGCCATGCTTCTCAGGATCCGCTAAGGGGCCGAGGTCGTCTTTGCCAACTACGTTCGCAACTACGGCGCCTTCCCGTTGATGCTGACCCTTACGCTCACCTGCGCGATACCGTAATCCTGCTTGTCGTTCTCTGCGCTGCTCGATGCGAACCGGATTATCCGGATCAGTGTAGCGTAGGCTTTGGTCGCCTTGCTTCTTGTGAAGTTGTGCTTCTCGGGTTCTTTGCACTTGAATTCCTCTCGAACGATCTTCCTCTTTCCTTTCCCCTTCCCGGTAGCCTCTTTCCCAATCCAGATTCTGCGAAGTCCAACCGCCGAAGTCCTTCACGGTGCTAACTGCAAGATTGTACGCTGCGACCTTACCGAGTCCAGCTTTCCGGAGAATCCCATAGAATGATTTCTTGCGTTCAGCTTCCGAAACTCGGGCTCTGCGCTGGCCTTGACTCATGACGTTATGCCAAATGTTCCCAACCGTCGCCCGGGTTCGCTGGTCAAGCGTGTCCTTACCCCAATCAGGATGAGCTTTGCGAAGGCCCGCGCTGATCTCCCGATACTTCTCATTCCACCATTTCTTCGGGGGACGTTTTGGCGTCTGACTACACGCTCCGCTGTATGGTAAAAGAGAGGTATGTCTTGCTTAACTACACTTTTTCACGAGAGAAATTCACGCCAAGAACCGAAACCAAACATGGCCAGACACATGACGCAGTACCAGCGTCCGTTCAAGCATCGCCCGTGTTGAAATAGGCAACCGCATTCGCCGCATTTTTGAGGCATCTAGGCGCATTCCGTTTTGATGCAGTCTCGGCAAATCCAGAGGAAATGCGTGGGATTTGTTTCACTCTTGAAAATCGTTCCCCGCAGCTTCCATTTACGGCAGATTGGACAGCGCAGATTCGGGGTGCGTAGGATCCTGCGAACCCAGTTCTCATGTATCTTGAAGATTTTGCTGAGTTCTCCGATGCTGTGGTTTTCACTCGCCAGCTTCAGAGTCACATAATCTCGGCTTGAGAGTTTGCGGCGCCGATCAGGGAAACTCATGTTCTACGCCTGTCTCTTCGAGGCGGAGACTTACGTTTCGGTGCCGGACTCTCAAGTCGTGGTCGAGCGGGAAGATTTGAAACGGCGCCGACTAGGCTGATGGGTTCAGGTTTTGGTGGGAGAGATTCAGATGTGGGGGGCTTCGGTTGTGTGGCTGCTGTGAGCTGGGTTACTGTGGTTGTCCACCATGAACCCTGCACGCCGGGCGATGATGTTCGTGTCTGCTGTGCCAGCCCGGATGATGGAGGTTTCACTGGTTTAGGCTCATCAAAAACGCAAGCTTCTCTCGCTTGGAATTTCAAGCAGATATAGCGAGGATTCTCACGTTCTCCGTCTAGACTGAGGCCGCCATACATGTTGATCCTGTAAAATTCGCATTGGAAGCATTCTGAGCGATAGGCTAAGTCTGTTGGTTTCCGGTCGCTTAAACGTTGAACGCAGAGAGGACAGTAGAATTTGCCAGCAACCCAGAGCCCCTTAGTTTTGAACTCATTCTCCATTCGACCGCAGACATAACATTTTGCGCCTTGCACTGTCATTGTCAAAGAGTTTCAACTTCAACTGGCTGCCGTGGTTTGAACGTCCAGACTTGGGCTTTGGCTTGGAAGCGTGAGGCTAGAAATTTGAGGCTGATTCGTTCCTGCTGCGTCGGCTTCGCTTTGCCGGATTTCACTTGAATGCAAAATCTCTGAGAATCAGGGCTCGCCGCAATTAGATCACAGGGTCCGTGGGAACCGGCCATCCTGAGAACTAAGAAGTTCTTGGAGCGCAGTATCTTCATGGCACGATATTCGAATTGGCGGCCTCTTGCGTAATTTGTTGGCAGTGCATTGCCCAGCTCTTTATATCTGGCTTGGCATCAGCGTGCGATTGGTCTTAGCAAGTAGGCTGCGTAAATCACTCGGCCAGACTGGCCGCCGAAGGCTCTGTTGATGCGCCAAGATTTGAAGTGAAGTCTGCGACCAATGTTCTTCATCATTACGTCATGCATTTGACAAACCTCGCCAAGCGCCGGCGCTCCCCAGCTCTTCAGTGAATACATCTCTATGTAATCTGTGTCCGCGGGCCCGTTAATGGCGTTCGGGTTTGGATCTTTCCACCTGTGAATGTGAATTGGAAAACCGTCTGTCATAGCTACGATCATGGGGTGTCGGACTTTGAAGTGGTCGAAAAAGAGTTGGATTGTTCGGCCCGGAGAGCCGTAGGCGTCGAAGTCTACTAGCGTTGTGTCATGGAATTGTCTGGCTTTCTCTCTGATGAATTTCTCATTGTTCATCGGGTAAAAGTATTTGGCCACGCCCACATCAGCCAGTCGGCTTTTGGCTTTTTGAAGCGCTTGCTCATCATCGTCAACTAGAACCATGCGGCGGGGATTCAGCTTCGAATAGACTTTCTCGCTAAGGTCCCCGTCGCCCGCGTAGAGCTCCATGATGGTGCCATGCTTCGCAAGGTAGCCAGCGGCGGCCGCTCGCTGCCTGAACTTGTTCGGGTTCAGATCCTCGGGCATAGCGCCATGCGTAGGCGCCCGCTTCACTTCGAGAATCTCTTCCACTAAACTCATTTCAACCATGATGAGTCAACCGAACGCTGAGTTTGCGACATTCCACGCAAAGCTGAAGTGTTCTGCATCCGGTCGGGTATGTTGGATAAGTTTGAGGCTTCAGGTAGTTGCTCTGAAACTCGCGCCCGCAACCATCACATTTCAACCTTCAATCACTTCCCAAAAACATCTGCAATCGACGTGCCCCGGCAAGTATGGCAGGAAGGGGTCATCTAATTCGTACTCCCCCTCTTGTTCTTCGCAATAATCGCAAACCTTTTCATCGCCCATTGTGGTCCAGTTGAGTTTGCGACCTGATGGTTCCCCTGTTGTCGCTTGGTAGTCATCTTCAATGACGGCGAATTGTTCTTTGATGGCTGTGTTCACAGTGCTCCAGGTTAGATGATGCGCTAGGTCTGCGAGTCTAGCCAGTAAGCCCTTCAGGGACCGCCAGTAATCTTCGACTGCTGCGCTCAATTTGCATTCGCTTCATCAACGGCGTGTGAACTGGACAATAGAGACCGAGCCAACAACGACCGCAACAGTGCTGGCACATTCCCCACTCGCATAACAATTGTTGAGAGACCAAACGTAGCACGGACTTCAACTTGCTGCTAGTTGTTCAGGTTCATGGGTGAAGTAGTTGCTTCCATGCGGGCAAAGACCGTAATCATTGAACATAGGGCAGTTTCTTGCCAAGTAGACCATCCAACTTCAAACCTGTTAGGACTCGGAGATCTATCGGGGTAAAGTCGTGGCAATAGTCACCGAAGAAGTTGACTCTGTACCTGAAGATTTCAGGTTCCCCCCCAACATTATTGTAGTGGTAATGCTTTGGTATTCGCATGCGACCTGTTTCGGAACGATTCTGGGCAAAGGTAGAAAAATTGGGCGCTAACGAATGCTGGGTTTGGAAAGGTGCAACAAGAAGAGGGTATGGCGTTATCCGTTTAGGTGGAGTAGGCAGTCAGATAATCGGTGCTCATCGAGTAGCTTACGAGTTGATGGTGGGTCCAATTCCAGAGACAATCTGCGTTCTCCATTATTGCGATAATCGCTCATGTGTGAACCCGGGACACCTTTGGCTCGGTACTAAGTTGGATAATGCGAGCGACAGAGAAGCTAAGGGACGAGGAATTACACCATCTGGTGAAGAACATGGTGCAAAATTGACTTGGCCTCAGATAAACGAAATTCGGAGAAGATACCGAACTGGACAATTCAGCTATCGAGAGCTAGCTGCGGAATATGGCGTATCTGCCTCTAATATTTGCTTGATAGTTAATCAAAGACACTGGAAACCACACTGACCTGCTACGAAACATCGCGAAGGAAAGCTCGGTGCCACACGTTCTCTCTCCCTCTCCCCGTCATGACAGTTCGAGGGCCGTCATCGCACCGACAATTTTGTGAATTAGAGCGGATGGGGCTGTTGCGTTTCCAGCGCACAGGTTCCCGGCTAATGAGGCCGTAGTCCGAGGCACGTCCGTTGTCACCGGCTAGACGCTGACCTTTTCTCTCCACCGAAGCATCTTTCGATGCCCCTGTGGGCGAGCCGACCCGCCGTTACCGTTTCTTCGCCTTGGATTGGCGCTTCTGCGGATTAGTGCCGGAGCGATTTCCCTTCGGCCTCGGTCGTATCCCTCATCGCGGGCTGAGCTGCCAGCCCCACCCTAATTGTGGGATAGTGAAGTAATGCTGTGGTATGCGTATTTGAATCATTTGGTTGTTGCGTCTTTGAGTATGTTCTCGAAGTCGCCTATTGCTTGAGTTCTAATTTGTTCTAGTCGGCGTGATACTTCGGGTGCGAGCTCTGAGATTTCTTTGCCGATTAGTCGTCCGGCTTTGCTTCGGGCGATTTCAGTGATGCGGGCCTGGTTCTGATCGATAGCTTTGACGCCTTCGCTGAGCGATTGTTCTCTGCTGAGCTTGCCAGCGCGGAAGGCTTTCATGATCTCTGTGAGTTTCCGAGCTAAGCCACGTTCCGCTTTCACTGAACCCTGAAAGACCGGGGCATGACCATGCTCAGGGCCAATCGCGCCTTTGTTGGCTAGTTGCATTTTTCTTCTCTTCTGAATGTCAGATTTCTTGGGTGCTCTGATGAGATGGGTTTCTAGGCGTCCGCCTTTCCATTCTTGGCGAGCATCGTACGCGTTCACTTGTTTGCGGGCTTTGGGAGCTGACGCGCTTCTTTGCACGCCATCATGAATTTTCGATAAGTCACGTTCCACAAAGCCCAAAGTCTCGCGGTGGTCTGGGCCGAGGCTTCCTGTGTCCGTGCTCTCAGATTTCTTGAATGGCGGCGGGGCTCCTCGCTTGTCTTGTAGAACGTATTTTGCTCCGCTTGGAGCCGTTGCCCTCATACCGCCAATTGCGCCCGTGTCCTCTTGAACTGGTGGAACATCCTTCGGATACTTCGGGCCCCGAGGAATCGTAGGCGTAGGTTTCAGTCTTGGCGCCTGTTCTGTGCTTGCTCCGCCCGTAGGATCCACGTTCTCCCTTGGCTGGGCGAGTGGTGCGACTGGTGCATTGTCAGGTTGAGTTCTTCGCTTCTTGGCTTTCGGAGCTAAACTCTTCATTCGGTCTGCATGAGGTTTCGAAGCGTCAATGATCTTCGGGCTGTCGGCTCGTGTGGGAACGATTCTTGATTCGACGTCGTAGCCGCCGCCTTCTGTGATTTCTCGATGTCGCCCGGGATAGGGTTTCTTCATGTAGTGCGGATCTATGTGGGCGTCGGATTCTTCTGTTACAGTTGCGATGGGCACATTGGTTTCGTCACGTTCCCAGCGATGTGCACCCATACCGCCTCGATGCAGGTCAACCTTCTCTTTTCGCTGCTGCTTCCCACGCCAAACTTCCCCTGTAGATTGCGGTCCTTCTCCTGGCGGTGAGTGGCCGATTTTTCGTATGCGTCCGCCTTGTCTGCGCGGAGGAACATGTATGTTGCCGGGTCCGCCTCGATAGGATTCTTTCGGGCCAGTTCTGTAGGCGTCTGTGTCATGTTGAGGACCGAAAGGTTTCGATGGGCGAACGTATTCTTGGTTCTGTCTGCCTTCAGCGATTTGCTCTTGTGTTTGTTCTGGGCCGAGGTCGCCTCTTGCCACTGGCTCATCAGGCCTGTAGCCAAGTGAACCCATCGGATAGTCTTGATCTGAGGCTTCGCTTACGCGTGCTTGAGGCTTGCCAGCTTTAGGTCCGGTTGCGTCACGAGCTCGACGTATTTCTTCCGGGTTTTCTCCGGGCAGCAACATGCCGTCGCGGATTGATTCTTTTGGGTTGCCGCCTACGGCGCTTGGAAATTTCGGGGCAGGCCTACGTTCGCCTTCGTATGGACCGATGAAAGGTTCCCGTGTGGGCTTCACATATTGCTTCAGAACATCATGTGCGGTGTCGGTGAACGCTTTCTTCTTTGCGCCTGTTTTCTGCGGAAGCGAAGGCTTTTTCGGCAGAGGTTTCTTGGCTGGGATCTGGAAGACTTCCCCATCGCGGTTTATGTACCGTCTGCCTGGGATCATCACTGTGGCTTGCGGGAGAACTTTCACCTGTCCAGTTCTGTTGTCCCATGTGAGAACCGGAGCTGCGTAGAGGTTGTTGCCGCCTAGTGAGCCCTCTGCGAAATCGTAGCCTTCACTTGGCACACCGCCCCACGTTTTGAATGCGTTATCCGCTATTCTTGCAAAAGGCGGCATTAATTTGCCGTGTGCCTTTTGATACTCTAGTAAGGTTCGGCCTTCAGCCGTTACAGGAATCTTCGGTAAACTCTCTTCCGGTCCAGTTGGAATGCCTTCATGCGGATTCATTCTTGGCTGGGTGCCGAATAGTTTGGGTTGTTGAGCTTTGAGTTCTGCTAGGGTTATCTGCATGGGTTTCTCACCCCAAGGCACAGACGGCCCCAGCTTCTTCCGTGCACGGTACTCGTTGATTTTCAGTAAGCCCTCCTGAATCTTCTGCAAATCCATCTGCTCATCCAGAGCTTCCTGCTGCTTGTCAACGTACTTGAAGGAGAAAACGATTCGGTCCGAAATTTCGTTGACGATTTGATTGTTGATGATCTGCTCAAGAAGGCGAAGTAATGGCAGGATGGCTTTACGTTGCTGGACCATACTCTGGGCGGACATGGCTTTGCCTGTGGCTCGAATCTCATCGGTAAAGCCGACTTCGCTTGGTGTGAGTTTGTAGATCGCCCAGATAATTTTAGCGAACCATTGTTGGCCTTGAATGAACTCTAAGTCTCGGTTCGTGTAGGTTAGCGGAGTGAATTTCGCGTCTTTGTTGAGGATGGCGACTTTGTGGAATCGTCCTTTGATTTCCGTGCGGAAGTATTCTCTTAGTCTTTGCTCATCTTCTTCGCTGCCAGTGAATGATATGACACCGCTTGGCACAGCGTATTCTTGGAACATGCTGGCGTTCGTAAAAGCCGAGTTGATGAGCGAGTTCAGAACGGTTTCCGTGCTTTGTGTTTCAGCCCAGCCGTAGACGCTGTATGAACGGTTGTAACGCATCGCATAGGCAATCTCATTCACATCAAACTCGATTGGTGCGACGGCGGGATGCAAATACGAGTATTGCCAGTAACGGTATTCAATGCCGTTCGCGTCGGTTTCTTTGAGGAAGCTGGCGCCGTCGCGGCAGAAGAGTTCGCTGAGTTGCCTTTGGCCTTTGGGTTTAAGTTCGAATCCGCCAGCCGGATGCTGCATGTAACTGTTCAGTGAGAAGCCTTTCACAAGCGTTGCAGCGTCAAGTTCCAGGCTGTCACGTATGAGAGCTCGCAGAAGTGTGTTCAGGGTTTCGCCTTTGTTGTCATTCGGATTGTTGAAGAAGTATGTGGCCTCATCAATGTCGGCCATAACATCTTCGGGCGGTGAATCTCGAATCGCAGGATCCTTCGGGATGATCTCCCACGGAATCTGAGCAACCTCTTCAATAATCGTCATGACGCACATTGAAACCCATTCGGACGCGGCAAGTGACCTAAGCCGATACACGTCCACATACCGAGGCTGACCCTTCAACGGATTATAGAAACCACTCGGTCATGACAGCGCGACGCGGAAATTCGCGCTCATCCCACCACCATTTCTACGAGCGATTAACGCTCTGGATAGATAGTGTCCATAACGCCTTTAGTTATGGTATTGTCCTCTAACCGATTCAGTCGGTCTCGGACAAGTGGGTCGGATGAAACTATCCGCAATGCAGAAACCAAATTTCTGACCTTCACCCCCCTCATGATTTATTTTGTCAAACCACTTCAGGAATGACCATGAAAGACGTTGACCTAGCGTATTATGCAGGCCTAGTTGATGGCGAAGGAAGCATAGTCATCTACCTTCACAACAAAACGAAGAACGTTCGCGGTTATCGATACATCTTGCACATGGCAATATCAAACAATGATAGGGAAATTTTTGAACCCTTGAAAGCTGAGTTCGGGGGCTGTATCTCAAAATGGCCTTGCCCCCCTGAATTGCTCGGTAAGCGTCTAGATCATTGGCGGTTCGGAATTAGTCAACGAAAATGCGCGAGTTTTCTTGAACAGCTCGCTCCATATCTCCGTATCAAACGTAAACAGGCTGAACTTGCCTTGGAGTTTCAGCGGCACATGCAACCGAACGCGACCCATGCAAAGATACTTACTGATGAGGAGCATAGAATTCGTGAGTCATTTTCCGAACGGATGCGAGCATTGAACGGTCAACATAGTCGCCGTGGAGAAACCAACAGAAGAAAGTTGGATTCTCAAACTTCCACCAAATCCTCTTAAGGCTTTGCGGGAGCTGTGACCATGATTCTCGGCTTAACGGAGAAGTGTCTGCGACGGTTGCCACAGCACGTTGCGCCGCTGGGCTGCGACGAACTAACCGTGCTTCATTCTAAGACACACATAGATTTGAGAAAATAAGCTGTGACCGTGATTCAGATTCGGAGACGAAATCTCAGTTCATGCCAGAGCCAGAGAAGCCAGTCATGAATACGCTCGAACGGAGAGGTGATGATTCGCCTGCCTCGGTAGGGATTCTCCGCGAGTTTCTCGACAGCCCCCATGATGATCTCCTGCTGGTCCGTTGAGCTTAGAGCTCGCAGTTGATCTTGAAATCTCGGGGAGAGAACGACTCTGTATCGTTGCTGTGGCGCCGCTTCAATGGTTCCGTCATTATGGAGAATGCTTGAGCTGACACGGGGAAATCCAGCTTTCGCTCGTTTCGTGTGGATCCTCTCGAAATGTTTCCTTCTCTGACGGCTCATCACTTTTCAGTCTCGGCAACAGTGGGTAGTTGGGTTTGGCCTGTGCTTGAAGCGAACACGTAGGCTAGGCAGTCCGCGTATTCGAACCAGCGCTCGAAACAGTTCCTACAGCGATACCAGGGCATTTCTAGGCGTCCCCGTGGCGTCTGGATGGATTCCTGTGTCTGATAGACCATACCCTGCTTACCACAACGAAAACAGAATAATGCAGGCACATGAACTTCTTTCGGCAAACCAGATCACCCTTAGACTAGCAGAACGCACTCAGGGCAGACGTACTTGCCTCTGAAGTCTTTTCCAGGTTGCTCGTAGGCGCTGCTCTTTGCGTTGCAGAAAACGCAATGCTTCACCGTGACACCGGCGGCACTTGTTTCGGCGATTCGGGTTTCAACGGAAACGGTTTCCTCTGGCGGCGCTTTGGCTTCGTCTGCGTCTCGGTTGTCTCGGGTACGTAAATGAGATCCTAGTCTGATTTCTTCTTCCTCTTCTGGGAGGGCTTTCTTTCTTTTCGACATAAAGTCACCTGCCTAGCATTCCTCTAATGACTGATGCTCATACTGTGACTTTCAATCAAGCGTTATTTGTCGTGGCATCGTGGCCATGATCGCAGGAGGTTTCACTCGCTTGGCGAGGGCTTTGCTGTGAATGTCGTGTTCGGGAAGTTCACAGAAGTCACCGGCGTGGGGTCTGATTTTCGGTTGGCCCTCATCGTTCTGTGAGATATGCCAGAGTTCATGACAGACGGTAACTAATCGTTGCTCGTTGGTTTTCGAGTTCCAGTCATTCGTCCAGAAAACAAGAATGAAATCGTAGTCACCGACAAGTCTGAGGATTGCTGGAACTTTCCGGCATGATGCTGCTTCCTTGTGGGCGGGTGCCGAGCCTTTCGCAAAGACAGCTTTCACACGCATATCTTCGGCATCAGGAAATTCCCCGGACTTGAGGACTCCTGCCACGATCTCGTTCAATCCGTCATCGGTCGCGTATTTCGGCATGGGATCACCTTATGGTAATGTTGAGGTAAATGAATCATGAGGGTTAGGTTGCCCACCAAGCTATCCACCTACAGAGAAAACAGGTTCCGCCCATCAGCGGTGTTAGAACGAAGATGTAGAAGGCAGCCCAACCGAGACTGATCAGGGCGATCTTCTTGAGTGATTCAAGGTCGAAAATGAATACGAGCGCAATAAGTAGCTTGAGTGGGATTGGTAGATTCGCCAGAATATGATGAGAGCTAGAAGTCCGCCTAGCAGAAACTCAATCGCTTTCAAATCTGAACTCGGAATCATCCTGAATGGGGATTGTTAATCGCCGTAGAGGTCTTTGATGACGGCTGCTGGTTCCTTCGCTGTGGTGAAGGCTAGATGTAATGCGTCGAGAATATCGTCATGGGCGCCTTTCGGAAATTGCAGATACTCAAGCAGGAACTCTTCTTGCTTCGGGTTCACTCTCAAAGTGCCGTTCTCGAAGTAGGGCGAGAGCTCAGTTAATCGCATGACCTTATCTTTCGATTGTTTGATTTCAACGACTGGCAAGAGACCTTGACGGAGCCATTGAGGTAAGGCACGTTGGTAGGCGTTAGATTCAATCGCAATTCGATATGGCTTCCATGCGGCGGCTTGCGCTTCAACTTGTTTGATTTGTGCGGGGAAATCTAAGTGGCCGCGGTAGTAGTCAAGTAGGTATGCGTAGCCGTCTTGTGAGAGGCCGAGGGTTACGCCCACAGTCCAGTCTGCGCCTGGATCCTCACTGATGGCTAAGTCCCAGCCCTGGTAGATTCTGAGCGTGTTCAATGGTGGTAGCTTGAAGATGCGCTTAGCAGCGTCCTCGTTCGTCTCATGCCAATAGTGCAGCCATTCAGCTTTGAATATGGCCCCTTCAACCGGCGTCGGGTCGCAGAGGTATTGAGCGCTGAAGGCTACGGAGCCAATCTCAGCTTTGCGTGCTAGGATGATTTCAAGCGGCCATTTCTCGGGCCACAGAACTTCGAGGCGTTCGTTCCAGACTGGGAATACTAGTCGGTCCCAGATCAGGTTGCCTTTCTCATCTTTCTCTTTGAGTAGGTCATCGTAGAGGTCAGCGAAATGCCAGCGAGTCCCTATGCAAACGATCCGGCCCTGTGGTTCGAGGCGTGTTAGGAGCTCTTTCTTGAACCATGTTTTAACGGATTGACGGAGAACTTCACTCGTCGCGTAATCTTCGTCAATGATGTCGTCGCAGATGATGATGTCTGCGCGGCGTCCAATGGTGGCTTGCTCGGTGCCGAGCGCCGTAAACGTCGGGTCCTTCTGTATCCTGTCACGTTTCACCACAATCTCGTTCTGAGTCCACTTATTCGGCCTGAAGGGCTTTAGGTCTCCGAAGATTCTTCCGTAAGCCTCGGTAGCCATTTGCGCTGTGATTTCACGGATGAAAGACGCCACGAAGTCACGCGTATGCGAAACAACAATCACACGCAGATTATGGTTCCGGCCAACAGCCCATAACGGATAGTTAACGGTGCCGCAAGTGGATTTCCCATGTCCCGGCGGCATGATGATTAAGAGCCGTGTGATTCGGGGAACCTGTAGCTTCCCGTAGATGGCTGAGTGGTGCCCAGCGTTCCTGTAGCCAAGCTGCTCAGTGAACTTCTGTAAGTTCAGGCGTGCTTCCGACAGCCTCAGCCTTAACTCTCTTTCTTCTGAGTCTAGCGAAAACTTTCTCTTGTCCTTCAAGCGGGAGAACCTCTAGAGCGTCTGCTAGTTCGTCAATCGTGATCACGCCTCGTGATAGATTGAGTTCAACGGTTTGCTGTACGCCTCCCCCACTTGGGATGAGGGCCCTTAGAGCGTTGGCGACTCCATGCTGCAAGCTGCCGTAGTCGCGTCCGTCAAGTTTCCTCTGTAAAGACAGATGAGTTATGCGCTCATTGTATTCTCGCACGGTGTCTAGGGTAGCGAAGCTGAACTTGAAATCGACAGGTGTCATGTCACGTTCCATGAGTTTGATTTGAGTTGCCAAGTAGCGTTTTCTCTGCTTCTTCTCAGAGGGAGTTAGCCTCTCCCCCTCCCCCTTGGCACGGGGTTCCGGTTTATTGGAGCTGTTGCGTTTCTTGGGCATGTGCGCTCAGGGCCTCCTATGTATCAGGGTGTTCGATGTTCATTCATCTACGGAAGAATCTTGGTCCAGCGGAGAAATTCGCGGATGGCTGAGACTAGGGCGGTGATTGTGACGGTTAAGAGAGCGAAGTTTCGTTTATCCCGCCGTCTATGTTCATCAAGATGGGTGCTGAATCTGGCGATTATGCCTGGCTTCTGAAGGCTGCCTACTAGGGCGGTTTCAATGGTTCCTACACGGCCTTCGACGGTTTTGAATCGGTCACGTAATCCATCTGGGCCTAGCACATACTGGTGTAGTTCACGCAGCATGTCGTGGTTGCTTGGCGGATCCTGACTCACTTCTTCCACCTTTGAAGTATCAGTTCTTTTGTTTCAGAGGCGATGAGTGCTGCGACGAGCCCTGATGTGACGCTGCCTAGTGTTAGGAAGTCGTAGTAGAAGAGCAGCCATGTTACAGGCGTCAGAGCAAGACCGAAGAGGAAATGGTGGAGGTGGATCTGTCGCCCACCCGTCTGCCAGTAAACACGTTTCTTCAAGTAGTCCGCGATGACTCTGATTATGATGGTGGCCGTGAAAGCCGTGAACCAGAATGGGGAAGTCAGGAATCCCCAGAGAGCATTCAAGGGTCGCCAGCGAACTGAGCAAAGTATGTTTCGTCTGTGTCCGCATTGACGTCTGGAGCGGTGAATGAGGCGACGGCAGTACCGGAGCCGTCTGTCATAGCGTCCACGGTTGAGTTGGCAAATGTGGTTTTGACGGTTCGGGCTGCTAGTGGGGCTCCGTCGCTTGTGAAGGTGAGCTTCGCCGTGATCTTAACCGTGTCCCGTGAAGTGTAATCCGTCTTGTCGGCTTGGACGGTTAATGTTGTTGGTTCACTTGTCGGCGGTGTACTTTGAGGGTGGATTGTGACGGATCCGGTTAGGCTCTTTGATGCTTGACCTTTTCGTGTGGTTGGTGGGGCTCCCGTAATTGCTTGGTAGGCTGCGTAAGCGTCTACTCGACCCCATCCTTCAATGCAGTAGGCTTCGGATTGGGTCCAATGTTGGCTGCCTCCGGTCCAGTAGCCAAGTTCATGAGTGTTCTTGAGGAGGGCTTCTCGGATTTGCTGAATGGTCTGGTAGGGTACTCCATTCTGTGGGTCAGGGTGTCTGTTGGTGATGGCGTACACGAGTTGTCCGATGACTCCGGCGATGTGTGGGGTGCTGAATGAGGTTCCGGATTCTCCGGGTTCGTTTGGTTTCGTGGAAATCCCTAAGCCTGGTCCGATTAGGTAGAATTGTGCGGCATAGTTTCCAGTGTTGGGGTTGAGGTTGGTTCTTGGTGGTTGCGGGTAAGTTCGTCCGTCTTGTGCGGGTGGTCGTGAACTCCAAGTTTGCACGAACTCGCTTCCGGGTGGGGCGTTAGGGTCCGGGTTGCCTGTGTCGCTTGCTCCGCAGACGAAGCATTCTCCCGCCGACCCTGGACTGTTAAGTGATTTATCGCAGGCGAATGCGTGAGGACTGTTTGAATCCCACTGGCCTGAATTGCCGGCTGCAATCACCCAGATTTGTCCGTGGTTCCGCACGTTCGCGTTGATGGATCCTTCGAGGGCGGGGTCCACTTCTGGGCCTCCGATTGACATTGTGCAGACGTGAAGCGGATAATTTCGTGAGTCAATGATTGCGGCTGCAAGCCATGAGTATGCGCCGCTGCCGTCGTCGTCGAGAACTTTGAAGCAGTAGAGGGAGGCACGGTAGAGGATTCCTTTGTAGTCGCCTTGGTCTCCGCTGGTGGGATCTTCACCGACGCCTTGGCTGGCGATGATGGCGAGGGTTCTGGTGCCGTGGCCGTTAATGTCTATCGGGTTTGTGTTGCTTCCCGCGTAACTTTTCTCGAAAACTATTCTGCTCTTTGGAGCTGGAACAGTGTTGGCCGGCATCCAGTCAGGCCAAAATCTGTCATCGGCGTTGAGTGGAGCGCCAGTGTCAAAATGTCCGACGTTAAGTTCTTTGCAGCCGCCGTTCTCGCCGCCGTAGGGTGGTGTTCCTAACGCGGCCCAGACTTTAGGGACGCCGATCGCGGTGACGGTGTTCTTGATTGCTACGAGGGCGTGGGGGCCTTGGTCTTGGGGGGAGACTCCGAACCCAGACCTCCAAAGCTTTCGCCTCTCGTCTTCGGGTGGAATTTTTATCATGTGATTGGGGCGAATTTCCTTCACGAAGTTGCGGCAGAACCCGCATGAATCGAGAGCCTTCAAGCCAGCGGTGTAACCAATATTGGTTTCGCATTCAATGAACCACCAGCCGGCCTCATCGTCGAATAGGTGGCTGATGGGAGCTAACCCGTGCTCACGTAAATGTTGAGCTTCAGGGCTTTGGTAAGGAATGGGCATGTGTGTGTAGACGAGGACGAGAACTCTGTCTGCACCGATTTTGTTTTGGAAATTCGCGTCAAGGTACCCTTTTGCAATGAAGGGTAACGTTGAAGGGTGAAGTTTAGACGGGGATGCCACCACTAGGGCTCCCTCCTCCAGGTTGTGGGGGTCTATACTTCTGTGCTAAGCCTCCGAGAACATCAGCTGACCACCATCCAGCCCAGAAAACGCCGATGAGGGCGAATGGGGTTTGTGCAACAGACGCAACAGTTGTGTCAATGCCGAGGTAGGCTAATCCTCCAACGATTGCTCCCAGGACAATGTGCCTGAGAGAGTCATGTTGGTCATTGTAGATCGTGTTCGAGTAGAATGCCCATCCAACGGCTCCAACTGCTGCGCTAACAACATATGCTACGAACCAAGTTACATCCATGTGATTTCACCTTGTTCAACTTGAAGGATTCGATTCGGATCCAAGAGAGGATGAATGTAGGTCGGCCTTTGCTTCGGATCTTTCAGAACTTCCCCACGCCGAACATCTGTTAAAACCGAATCATCATTCATGACCAGCTCTTTGTCGAACGGAAGAAACTTGCCGCGATTCAGAATGTCACGCTGTTCAGCTCGGAGCAACGTCATGACTTCTCGGATTCTGTGAAGTTCCCAGCGAAGCAAGTCATGGAACATTTTCGACGGTCGCTTCTGATACCGGCGGTCGCTCTCCCCTTGGGCGGCGAGATCATTGAGCGACGTTGGCTGGCTGTCTGGGCGGTCGGGTTTGCGAGCGTGAGGTTCCTGGTTGCGGCGTTGATACCATCCTCTTGTTTTCGCGCCAGTCCCGTTAGGGACGGATCTAGGATTCAATTGAAACCTTCAGAGCAAAACTCTGAACCCAATGACTTATTATCTTTAGTAACACTGTGGTATGCAGCGAAAGACGCCGTGGTACATTTGAGTGCAAGCTCTGACGAGAGATTCACTGAACAGTTTACGTTTCGTGAGATCAAGCGGATTGCGAAGATCGTTAGGAGAGTGAGTAAGAATCGAGGTATGGACCCCTCAAGCCTGATACGTCAAGCAGTCCGGATATGGCTGGCAAACGGCTCGCATCTAACTGACGAAGAAAAGAAAGACTTGGGCCTACCGTCGGATGGTGCTCAGAAATGATGGCTCGATGTCAAAAATCGCCAAGTCGAGGAGCCTAAATCGGGCTGGTTTCGGGGTGTTTGCTGCTCCGGTTCCGGAACACTGAATGAGCCTCTCCGAAGCCTTTATTGCTGTTTGTAACCCATTGGTAAAGCCGTGGTAAAGATGGGCGGATATACGTTTCGGAATGTGGATGTAAGCGCAAGCGTCGCAAGCGGCCGATTTTTTGGCGATAAGGTCGGGAGCGATGAGCGGCCAGTCTGTGAGATTCGAGAGGTTAGCGGTTTGAAGCCGTGGGAGTTGGCGAAGGTTCGAACGGGTGTAAAACTGGAAAGCGTCGAGAGAGAAGAAGAAGCGGTCGAGGAATTCCTAGAGCGAGAAGAGCGAGCCGACGAGGTCCTTTTCGAAATTGGGCGCGTTGAGGAAGCCGACGAAATCGAAGAGGTCGTTAAGTGGTTTCGCGAGAGCAACGTAACCTTTGTCGGGTTCGAGGCGGTGAAGAAGTGATGAGCGAGAAAATTTACGAGAGACACGAATTTGAGGGACTTGACGAGCTCCTTAAGATCCGTGAGCAGCTTCCGATTCCTGAACCCGTGAATCTGGAAAGATTCGCAGGGCAGTATCGAAATGCGAGCGACTTCAAGATCGTCGGAGCGAATGGTCGGATTTGGCAGGTGGCCAGCGCTGAGTATCGACTGCTGGATCATCAGGAAGTCATCGACGCAGTTGTAGCGAAACTTGGAGAACTCGGGTTAGATGACGTGCGCGGCAAAGTCAAGACTTGGAACTTTGGCGGGCGCATGTGGATTGAGATGACCGAGAAGAAAGAGTTCGAGCCGATGCCAGGCGACCGATACCAGCAGGGCTTTTGGTTCAAAAATTCCTATGATGGCAGCAACAGTTTAGCCAGCGGATTCTATGGCCTGCGCCTAGTTTGCTCGAATGGATTAATGGCGTGGACCCGAGAGCTGTTGGTTCGCAAAATCCATTTGGGCCAGATAAAGCTCGGCGACTGGATTAAGACGGCAATTCAGGAGATGCGGCAGAAGAACGTCGATTTCGAGAGGATGATTCAGAAAGCCGCGACGGTGCGAATCGAAGATGACCTGAAAGCGGTCCTAGAACGTCTTGAGATCGGCCCGATAGTCGGAAAGAAGATCGAAGCCCGATTGAAACCCAGCGATGGAATCACGGCTTACGATGTGTTCAATGCAGTAACCGCCTTTGCGACACACGACTTAGCAGAGAAGCCGTTAGCCCAAGAGAACTATTCTCGAATAGCTCAGCGCATCCTCGTAGCGCCCGAGATCGTGGTGAAAGCACGATGAGTTTTGATTGGGAAAAGAGAAAGGAGCTGAGTCAGCGAGCGCTTGAGAGAGGCGTACAGGTAGCGGACCAGTTGAACGCGATGGCGACGCAACATGAACCCGTCCAGAAAGGCGTCGTTGACCGTCTTGCATTCTATTATGCTGTGAGCCGTCATTTACGGGGCTTAACGCCAGATCAAGTTGCCCAGCAGCGGATAATTCAGGAAACCTTGGTGGCAGTTAGAGGTTTCAGCCGCGCCGAGAACATGCGACGATTCCTCTACAGACTACCGCTCAGCATGGAGATACCCGGGAACGCACCTGCAACACCTGAAGCTGAAGCCTGGAAACTCTTCAAGTCCGGACAAAACGTGTTCGAGGTTTTCGACGACCCAGCCAGCGTTTGTTCATGTTGTGGATACGCATTAACGCATCCAGTCAGTCGAGCGGTCGGCGCCGGACCAATCTGCCGAGCCGGACTATGCAAGAGGCGACAGAAATGAAAGATTCCGAGTTTCGTGCTGAGGTTCAACGAATCGTCAGAGAATTCGCAGAAAAGCATCCTGGGGAGATTATTCTTCCTTGCGAGAAACATCATCGAATACCATGCAAAGAGTGTGGTGTCATTCCATGACTGAGATGAGCAAGGAACATCAAATAGCGGTCGCTGAGGCAAACGCAATTTTCAACGCCATACTTCGAAGCCTCGACGCCAAACAACTTGAAGATAGACAGTCAAAGTTCGCCGCTTACGATGACATTCGCTCAGAGCTCATCCAGACATTGAAGATCATCGAAACAGAAAGAGCGATGGTGGTGAGAGAGCAATGAGCGAGAAAAAGAGCATAGTCGTAATCATGGAAGGCGGCCTAATCCAAGACATACAAAATATTCCCGAAGGCACCGAAATTGAGGTCGTAGACTTCGACGCGAAAGACTGCGGCACCGACGACGAAGTTTGCAGAAAACCCGGCTGTTACAAAGAAACCCATTACGAGCACACCCGTTGGACGAAAGAGGGGAGCGTTCGAGAATGAGCCTTTGTCACATATGCAGGTCGAAGAGGGGAAAGAGATGAGCGAAAGAGTTTGTGCGGGATGCGGCAATCGACTCGGAACCCAAGTGAAAGCAGTCTGTTACGGCTGCCAACGCGACTTCTGCGTAAACTGTTTGCAGACGCATCACCGAACGCTATCAGAGAAGAATCTCCGAGAAATCAACAGCACTGAGTATGAGCGGTCTTATGGAGTGAAAGCAAGAAGGAGGCGAAATGAGAATGGACGAATTAAACTTCAAAGTGTTCGGCGACGAGGCTAAGAAATTGTGCGATTTCCTCGGGCTCAAAATGTCGGGCGACATGAATGACATCAACACGAAAGTCCGGTTCACATACAAACCCGTCGAAGGCCACACAATCGTCGAAGTAACAATCCGAATGTAGAGAGTGCGCTGAATGAGAATCACTGACCTGCTGAAAGGCATTGACATGGAGAAGTATCGCCGACGCTTCGACCGAATCCACGGGCGGAAGATGATGCCGCTGCAAGTATTGGCGTTAGAGATCCATGTCCGGGAAGAACTCAGGAAGCAGGGCAGACTCGGCTCGGTCGATGTCCAAGCAGAATTCTTGGACCTGATCGATTGGGGCGGCACCTACGAAGAAAACTACGAGCGCATGGAACGGCTGCTGACCGGCGAAGAATTTGCGAAGTGGCCGATCCGC